TTTTAAGAAATTCAAGAACCTTACAAAGTGGCGATAAGGTAAACGATAACATAAATATTTCTAATGAAATAAGTATATTATCAGACCCATATGCTAATGAAAACTTTCATAGTATTAGGTTTATATCTTATCACGGCGTTAAGTGGAAAGTATCAAGTGTAGAGGTTAAATACCCACGACTTATACTGACTATAGGAGGTATATATAATGGGTAGTAGATCAGAGCTTCAATCTATATTAGAAATCACTTTAAAAAGTCGAAATGTGTATTTTCAACCCCCAGCAACAGTTGAACTAAAGTATCCAGCTATTGTATATGCTTTAAATGATATTGATACAAAGAATGCTGACAACACTCTTTATCTAAAGCATAAAAACTATACAGTAACACTAATTGATAAAAATCCAGATACAACAATAGTAGATGACTTACTTTTAATGCCATTTTGTAGTTTTAATAGACATTTCAAGAGCGAGAACCTTAATCACTATGTGTTCTCGCTTTACTTTTAAATAATAGGAGGATTATTCAAAATGAGTAAAATAGTATGGGATAAAGCCGGTGAGCGATTCTATGAAACTGGTGTAGAAAAAGGCGTTTTGTATCCTCAAGTAGGTGGAGAGTATCCAAAAGGTGTGCCTTGGAATGGACTTATCAATATTAATGAAAGTCCATCAGGTGCAGAGGCAAATCCACTTTATGCGGATAATATAAAATATTTAAATCTAGTTTCAACAGAAGAATTTGGAGCAACTATAGAAGCCTACACATATCCGGACGAGTTCGGTAAATGTGATGGCTCAGCTGAAGTGGCTCCAGGAGCTATAGCAACAGGACAACCAAGACAATCATTTGGTCTATCATATGTAACTAAGATAGGTAACGATACAGATGGTCAAGACCATGGTTATAAGATACATCTTGTATATGGAGCACTTGCTGCACCATCTGAAAAAGGTTATGGAACTATTAATGATTCTCCAGAGGCAATAACATTCTCTTGGGAATTATCAACTACTCCAGTACCTGTTCCAGGATTCAAACCAACATCTTTATTAACAATAAGTTCAATAAAAACAGCTCCAGAGAAACTTAAAAAGATAGAAGATTTGCTTTACGGAACAGAAGCGACAGAACCAAAACTACCACTACCTGGCGAAATAATAGAATTAATAAAATCAATGGGTTAACATTAAACGTTCAAGAGGAGAGACTTATAAAATAGTCTCTCTTTTTTATTTTAAACTAAAGGAGAAATACGAATGATAAAAAAGACAATAACTTATACTGACTATTCAGGAAACAAAAGAGAAGAAGATTTCTATTTCAACATAAACAAAGCTGAGGCTATGGAAATGGAATTTATGGAAGCTGGTGGAATGGTTAACATGATTAGAAGAATAATAAAAGAGAATGACCCAGCTAAACTTGTAACTATTTTTAAAAACATAATTTTAAAGTCCTATGGTGAAAAAAGTCCTGATGGAAAAAGATTTATAAAAAGTCAAGAATTAATAGATGCGTTTACTCAAACAGAGGCGTATTCACAATTGTTTATGGAATTATCAACCGATGCTGATAAAGCCTCTGAATTTATCAATGGAATACTATCATCATTAAGTGATTTGAAAGTGATTGATAATAAAGACTCGGTTGCTCAAAATTAGATAGAGTTTTTATAACAAGGAGATAGAAATGCTTCGTATAGAAATAAATGGAACGGAGAACTGGGATGAAGAAAAAGAGGAATTTGTTTATGAAAAAGGATCTGTAATTGCTTTAGAACATTCTTTAGTTTCCATTTCAAAATGGGAGGCAAGATGGCATAAGCCATTTTTATCTAAGGAAGAGAAAACAACTGATGAGATTATAGATTATGTAAAATGCATGACAATAACTCAGAATGTTTCTGATGAAACATATTATCGTTTATCTGAAAAGAATTTTAAAGAAATAAACAATTACATTGAAGACTCTATGACTGCTACTTGGTTTGCTGGAACTAATCAATCTCATAGCAGAGAACAGATAACCTCTGAACTTATATATTATTGGATGATTGCTTTAAATATTCCAGTCGAGTTTCAAAAGTGGCATTTGAATAGATTACTAACTTTAATAAGAGTTTGTAATATTAAAAATACACCACCAAAGAAGATGTCAAGAAGACAGTTATTAAATAGAAATGCAGAACTAAATGCTTCTCGAAGAAGTATTATGAATTCGAAAGGATGACAATAATGGCAGATACTAATACAGCAAATGAAGAAAAAGAAGTAGTAAGTGAGGAAACTTTAAAAAACCTTAGTAATAATAAAGGAGATGAGGACTAATGGCGTTTACGAATAGTAAATTAGTTAGCTACACAAAAATATCACCAAATAAGTCTGTCGGTAGAAGAAGTAAAATTGACACCATAACAATTCATTGCGTGGTTGGTCAATTATCAGTGGAAACCATAGGTAATGTTTTTACGCCAGCATCAAGACAAGCTTCTTCTAACTATGGTATAGGAAGCGATGGGCGAATAGGAATGTATGTCGAAGAAAAAGACCGCTCATGGTGTACTTCAAGTGCTTCTAATGATCATAGGGCAATAACGATAGAATGTGCAAGCGATTTAAAGCACCCATATGCAATAACTCAAACTGTCTATAACTCTCTAATTAATCTATTAGTAGATATTTGCAAGAGAAACGAAATAAAGTCTTTGCTTTGGAAAGGTGATAAAGGATTAATAGGACAAGTTGATAAACAAAACATAACCGTCCATAGATGGTTTGCTAACACAGCATGTCCTGGAGATTATATTTATAATAAGTTAGGACAGATAGCAGTAGATGTTAATAAGAAATTAGGTTCTACAGCAACAACTGCCCAACCAACTAATGTAAAAGCTCAGAGCACACAATCTGAAGAAAAACAATCAACTAAGCCATTTACAGTTCGTATAGACACTTCGTATCTATATATCCGTACTGGTCCAGGTACTAACTTCGACACAAATGGCTTTACTGGTGCTGGAACTTTTACAATAGTTGAAAAACAAAAAGGACAAGGATCTAATAATGGCTGGGGTAAGCTAAAATCTGGAGTTGGCTGGGTTAGTTTAGATTACTGTAAACCATTATAATTGGTGATTTAAATGTTTAGTGTAAAAGTAAATGGTGATTTTTCTAAAACTAATAGTTACCTAAACACAATAAAAGAAAAATTACAAAAAGTAGACTTAGATAAATACGGACAAGAAGGAGTTCAAGCTTTAATAAGTGCTACTCCAGTAAGGTCTGGAATTACAGTCAATTCATGGAGTTACAAAATAAAGAGAGGGAAAACATTTGCTAAGATTGTTTTTATAAATACCTATGATATTGGGACTGATGCTCCACTTGCTATTCTATTACAGTATGGACACGGAACCAAAAATGGAGGATGGGTTCAAGGTAGAGATTACATCAACCCTGCAATCCAACCAGTATTTAGTAGAATAGCTGAAGAAGCGTGGAGGGAGGTTATAAGTATATGAGTTCTACAATTGATAACAGAGTTGTACAGATGAATTTCGATAATAGAAATTTCGAGACAAATGTACAAACAAGTTTATCTACTTTGGATAAGCTTAAGAATAGTTTGAGATTTGATGGTGCTGAAAAAGGGTTTGATAACATAAACAATGCATCTAAAAACTTAAATATGTCTCCAATTGCTTCAGCAGTTGAAGATGTTAAAAATAGATTCTCAGCATTAGAACTAATAGCTATAACAGCCCTCGTTAAAATCACAAACGCAGCATTAGATGCTGGTAAAGAGATAGCATCGGCCTTAACCATAGATCCAATCAAAATGGGGTTTGAGGAGTATGAAACTCAGATAGGTGCTGTTCAAACAATATTAGCAAACACTTCACATAATGGAACAAGTTTACAACAAGTTAATATGGCTTTGGATGATTTGAATACCTATGCTGATAAAACCATATATAACTTTACTCAAATGTCAAAGAATATAGGTACATTTACAGCTGCTGGGGTCGATTTGGATACAGCTACGAACTCAATAAAGGGTATAGCAAACTTAGCTGCGGTATCTGGTTCAACTTCACAACAAGCATCGACTGCAATGTATCAGCTATCACAAGCCTTGGCAGCTGGTAAAGTATCCCTAATGGATTGGAACTCAGTCGTTAATGCTGGTATGGGTGGTAAGGTATTTCAAGATGCTTTATTGAGAACTTCAGAACAACTAAAAACAGGTGGTAAAGAAGCCGTTGCACAATTCGGTTCATTTAGGGAATCTTTAACTAAAGGTGCTTGGTTAACCAAAGATGTATTAACTGAAACACTAAAACAATTTGCAGGATTCTATACAGAAGCTGACTTATTACATCAAGGATTTACAAAAGAACAAGCGGCAGCAATTGTTAAAATGGCAAAAACAGCTGAAGATGCTGCGACTAAAGTTAAAACATTCTCACAACTTTGGGATACTCTAAAAGAAGCAGCCCAATCTGGATGGACACAATCGTGGGAAATAATAATTGGTGACTTTGAAGAAGCAAAAGAATTACTTACAGGAATCTCTGATGGAATTGGAAAAGTTCTACAGAAGTCAGCAGATGCAAGAAATAAGCTGCTTTCTGAAGGATTATCATCAGG